GCTTTGAGCTGTTGTTTGGGATATAATTTTATCGAATGAATGAATCTGGGGTGTGTATTATGGGATATGTACCTCCACCTTTGTTGCCGCCGGAGCACGTGATTGGGATATGGGTGGCCTATGATCATGCTGATTCTGTACTATACCGTGACGTTGGCGGATATTCAGGACGATCCCAGCGGCAGTGGCCGCGGGAGGTTGCATGTGGCTGAGAAACGAATGATGTTCACTGGCTGGAGCATGCAGGGCCTGCTCGCGGGGCGCAAGACGCAGACCCGGCGGCTGGTGAACGGGCCGCCCCGGTACGCGGTCGGGGACAGTATTGTCATTCTTGAGAAGTGGCGGGTGTATACCTGGAACCCGGACGTGGGTTCGCTGGCGATTGAATACGACGCCGACAAACACATTGTCTGGAGTCCGGGTGAGGACGTCCTGGGCGACTGGCCAGAACGCATGATGTTCAAAATGGAGCATTGGCTCTATGATAACGGTTTTTGGCCGGACGATAACGACATGTACCGCTGGACCCCCGAAACCTGCCCCCTACCCTGGCGGCCACCGAGATACCTGCCGACCCTCTGTGCCCGCCCGGAGCGTCTGACCGTCACCGCCGTACACGCCGAGCCGCTCCATGCCATCACGCCGGCGGGCTGTATCGCCGAGGGCGTGCCCGCGGATGATCCCGACCCGCTGGACGCATATCGCGGTGTCTGGGAAACCATCCACGACACTGGCTCATGGCGGAACAACCCGGACGTGTACGTGTATGCGTTCACCAACCCGTTTGAGAAAGGGGTTGCTTGATGCTTGAAGCCCCGTTCCCTTATTTCGGTGGCAAGACAGCCATTGCCGACCGCGTCTGGGCGGCCTTGGGCCAGCCGGAGCACTACATCGAACCATTCTTCGGCAGCGGGGCCGTCCTGTTGCGTCGACCGGGCTGGACGCCGGATATGACCGAGACGGTCAACGACAGTGACTCGTTTCTGTGCAACGTCTGGCGGGCCATTAAGTACAAGCCGGAGGAGACGGCGACATGGGCAGACTGGCCGGTGAACCACGACGATCTGCGTGCGCGGCGGCGCGTGCTAGTGGCCAAGGAGAATTATCTGCGGGAAAATCTCGTGGCCGACGATATGTGGTGTGACCCGAAACTAGCAGGTTACTGGGTTTGGGCCGCCTCGTGCTGGATAGGAGCCGGCCTGACCCGCCCGAACGCGATACCCCACCTCAGCGGCAAAGGCATGGGCGTGCACAAGGCGTCGATAGGTCAAATACCCCAACTCGGCAATAAAGGCAATGGCGTGCACAAAACCACCTGCGGGCCCATCCATGACTGGTTTACGAAATTATCACACCGGCTTCGCCGGGTCCGCGTGGTCTGCGGCGACTGGACACAGATTTGTAGTGGAAACTGGCGGGGCACGCACTGGTCTACCGTCGGCGTGTTCTTCGACCCGCCCTACGGCGTTGAGGACCGACGCACAAACATCTACCATCACGACTCTACGAGCATCGCCCGCGACGTGGAGGCGTGGGCTCTGGGGTGGGGGACGAAGGCCAACCACCGAATCGTCGTTGCCGGATATGAGGGCGAATACAAGGGCCTGATTGCCGCCGGCTGGCGCGTTGTGGAATGGTCCGCAGCGGGCGGATATGGTCGAATCGCTCGCGGCGGCAAAAAGACGCGCGGCCAGACGAACCGACACCGCGAGAGACTATTCTTCAGCCCGCACTGCGCTGGGAAAGGACTTTTCGACCCATGAGTGAGTGTAAACGCTGTGGCCAATGCTGCCGGATCGGTATCATCCACGTTAGTGACGCCGATATATGGAATGAGCCGAGATTGCGGCGGCATATCATCGTTGGCAAGAAGTATAGTGACATATACCTTCTCGACACAACCGGGGGCTGTCCGTTCCTGACAGCGGACAATCTCTGCGAAATCTACGAGACCCGGCCCCATGAATGTCGGGAGTTTGAGCCGGGGAGCAACCCGTATCTATGCCCACAGCGGCGGAAGGAGGTGCTCAATGAACATTGTAGTGACTAAAAGTGAACGGAAGCGGTGGACTTACAAGACCGAAGGCGAAGCGCCAAATCGCTTGTGGAGCATCTATAATCCGAACGGTGAGGGGTGGCGTACACCAGCACGGATGCACGGCGGGTGACATAACGGGTCCTTCCTGGAGGCAAAAGCCTCCTTACCGGGCCGGGAACAATCAAGAAGCGGGTTTTTTTCCTCAAAAAGGCGCATATACGGCTATGGTCGGCAGGAAACAGTACAATCAGACACTATCGGCGTCGGCGACGGCCAAGCTGCTCGGGGTTGACCCGGACGTCATTAAGGGGCATATTAAGCAGGGCCTGCCGCTCGTACAGGGCCGAATCGACTTGATTCTGTACGCGGCATGGCTGAATCAGCATGAGGGCAATGCCACGGATGGCAATAGACCCAAACAAACTGACCCGCAATGACCTGATTCAACTGCTCAATTCGACGCGGCTGGGGCAGTGCATCACCCGCGGTAAGCTCGGCCGGCAGATGAATCAGGCTGGGTGGCGCTGGCATGATGGCCGGCATATTCGCTTCGTGGACTACCTCCGCTGGCTGGTCCGGGAAATTCACGAGGCCGGCCGGGGCGTGAGCCGAGAGACCGCGAATCTGTCCCGCAAGAACGCAAAAACTTGGGACAGCCAGAACATCGCGCCCATGCCTGGCATCGCCGACCGGGCGCGTCGCGGGAAGGCGCAGGTAGAGCTTCGGGTCTTCTGTGAGACATACTTCGCCAGAGCGTTCTATTGGCGGTGGTCGGAGGACCATCTGAAGATCATTGCCAAGATCGAGCGGGCCGTCAAAGAGGGGGGGCAATTCGCCTACGCGATGCCGAGAGGTTCGGGTAAGACGACGCTCGCGCGTGTGGCGGCGCTCTGGGCGGTGCTGGGTGGGTATCGACCATTCGTGTGTCTGATCGGCGGCTCACAGGAACGGGCGGTGGAGCTATTGACCCCCATCCGCAAGGCGTGTCTGGAAAACGAGCTTCTGCTGGCGGACTTCCCGAAGGCGATCTACCCACTGCACAAACTACAGAACAACGCACGCAAGCAGATCGGCCAGCATATCGACGGTAGGCCGACCTATTGCACCTGGGCGGCGGATAAGCTCATCTTCCCGACAGTGGAAGGCCCGGACAATGAGGCTTCGGGTGCGATTATCACCGTCACGAGTCTTGATGCGAACATGCGGGGCCAGCAGCACACGACAATGGATGGCCGGACCCTGCGGCCGTCACTGGTCCTTCTGGATGACCCCCAGACCCGCCAGTCGGCGCGTTCACCCTCCCAGACCCGATACCGACTGCAACTACTGACCGGGGATGTACTGTGCATGGCCGGGCCCGGTGAATCCATCGCGGCGGTGTTGACCTGTACGAAGATATACGCCGGCGATCTGGCCGACCAGGTGCTCGATTGCCAGAAGAACCCTGAATGGCAGGGTGAGTGCACGAAACTGATGTACAGTTTCCCGAAGGGTGAAAAGCTCTGGGCCGAATATGCCCGCAGGCGGGCCGAAGGCTTGCGGCGGGGCAAGGGACTCAAGGCGGCGACGGCATACTACCGCAAGCACCGCAAGGCGATGGACGCCGGGGCGGTCGTGGCCTGGCCGCAGCGATACGACGCCAAGACCGAAGTGTCCGCGATTCAGAACGCCATGAATCTGTATTTCCAATTTCGGGATGATGGCGCGTTCGCCACCGAGTACCAAAATGAAGCGATTGTCGAGCAAAATGACGAGAGCCGGCTTAGCGCGGACCATGTGGCGGAAAATGTCACTGGCCGGCCCCGCGGCCAAGTGCCTCTGGCGGCCACAAGGGTAACGGCCTTCATTGACGTGCATGATAAGTTGCTGTTTTATTGTGTCTGCGCCTGGGAAGAGGACTTCACGGGGCATATCATCGACTACGGCACGTTCCCTGATCAGAAGCGGCTATATTTTACGCTACGGGATGCGACGCGAACGCTGGGCACGACATTCAAGGGGGCCGGTCGCGAGGGCGCAATCCAGGCGGGGCTGGACAAACTGGCCGCCGATCTTCTCGGCAGACAGTGGATGCGAACGGACGGCGCGGTCCTGCGCATGGACAGGCTCTTGATCGACAGCGGCTACCTGCCGGGCGTCGGCAACGCCGTGGTGGTCAAGCTCGGGGCCGCCCTGATGCTGAGCAAGGGCGTGGGCCTTCGGGCCGGCAATAAGCCCATGATCACGTATCAGCGGCGTCCCGGCGAGGTGCACGGGCACAACTGGTATATCCCGAACGTTTCGAAGTCCAGCGAGTTCCGGCATGTGGCCTTCGACGCGAACTTCTGGAAGACCTTCGTCCATGCGCGGTTGGCGACGTCGCCGGGGGACCGAGGATCGCTGACGCTGTTCGGTTCGGCCCCGGAATACCACCGGCTCTTTGCCGAGCATGTGGCGGACTCGGAGTTCTATACCGTGACGGAGGGTCATGGCCGGACGGTACAGGAATGGCGAATCAAGCCACAGCGCCCGGACAATCACTGGTTCGACTGCCTCGTGGGTTGCGCGGTGGGGGCCTCAATGGTCGGCGTGAAGGCCGCCGGGCAGGGGGATCATGCAGTACGGCAACGCAAACGATACACCCAAGACGATCTGCGGAGACGGATATGACCGAAGGACGCAAGAAATGGCCGCCGGACGAAACCCCCAAAGGCGTGACCTGCCCGCGGTGTGGCTGCGCGGAACTGCACGTAGTCACAACACGACGGACGCCGGGCCAGATCATCCGCTATCGCCAGTGCCGGTATTGCGGGCGGCGAATGGTAACGTATGAGCGGTGACTGTGGCTTTTGAGGGCGTGTCCACGGGTCGGCCAAAACAGCAAAAGTGCTATATGTAGCACTTTTTTCGGTTATTCCACAAAAATATGCAACTAAGCACTTGCGGCCCGCGCGAGTCAGCCGTAATTGTAACGTGAACAACTGAATATCGCGTCGCGTCGGCTGATCCCCGCCGCGATACAAGAAATAAGCCGTCAGGGGCCTGACACCCGGACGGCTTTTTCTTTTGCGCGGGTTTCGGTTGTTCCCGACTTCGGTCGGGCCCGGCGGGAAGAGCTCTGGTGGGCTGTCGGGTTTCATACGCCTGACGCGGCCGGTTCGATTCCGGCTCCCGCAAATATGGCAACGGACTTAAAAGACAACATCGAACAGAATGCACAAGGCCCGAAGCAGGCGGCGGCCGACGGCGTGAGCACGTCTCAACATTCCCTGAAAGATCAGATCGAGGCGGACAAGTATCTCAAGGCGAACGATGCCCGTATGGATTTCAGGAAGGGCTTTACGCGGATCAAGATTGTGTCTCCGGGGACGGTATAGGCGATGGGATTCTGGCGACGGACAAGACGTAAGCAGATTATCAAGGCCGAGGCAGGCCGGATGATGGTCGTGCGGGCCAAATTCGACGCCGCGCAGACCACGCCCGACAACCGCAGGCACTGGGCGAACGCCGATTTCTTCTCTGCCGACGCCGCCGCCTCCGCTGATGTGCGGCAGACGCTCCGCAACCGGGCCCGTTACGAGGTGGCCAACAACTCCTACGCCAGAGGCATTGTTTTGACCCTGGCCAACGACACCATCGGCACGGGTCCGCGATTGCAACTATTGACCGATGATCCCGGAGTCAACGGGATTCTGGAGGATGCGTTCGCCTCGTGGTCGCGGGCGGTTCGGTTGCCTGAGAAACTGCACACGGCTCGGATGGCCCGGGCGCAGGATGGGGAGTCGTTCTTGATAATGTTCGACAATAAGGGCCTGGGCCACGACATCACGCTGGACCTCAAACTCATCGAGGCCGATCAGGTCACGACGCCCACGCTATCGTTCGACCCGGAGGCGGTCGATGGGATCGAGTTCGATCCATACGGCAACCCCAAGGCATACCACGTTCTAAAGCGTCACCCCGGCGGCGGTTCGGCCTCCGGCTCGCAAGAGTACGACACCATCGCGGCCGACAGTATGATTCACTGGTTCCGTGCGGACCGGCCGGGCCAGCACAGGGGCATCCCCGAGATCACGCCGGCCCTGCCCCTGTTCGCGCAGTTGCGCCGCTATACATTGGCGGTCATTGGGGCGGCCGAGAGCGCCGCGAATCTGGCGGTCCTGATGAAGACCAATGCCCCAGCCGGCGGGGAGGCGGCCGATGTTGAGCCAATGACGGAGATGGAATTCTCTCCGAATATGGCTGTATTCACACCGGAAGGATGGGAACCCTCGCAAATCAAGGCCGAGCAGCCGGCCACGACCTACGACATGTTCAAGCGGGAGATTCTCAATGAAATCGCCCGCTGCCTAAACATGCCATACAATATCGTCGCCTGCAACTCCAGCGGCTACAACTATTCTTCGGGTAGGCTGGACCACCAGACATACTACAAGGCGATTCGGGTGGACCAGGCCCGGTGCGAGCAGGTCGTTCTGGACCGCCTCTTCTCCACATGGCTGGCCGAGGCGGTGCGGGTCTACGGTGTCCGGCTGGATGCCGAGGACCTGGCGGACATGGGCCATATGTGGTTCTGGGATGGTCACGAGCACGTGGACCCGGCAAAGGAGGCGACGGCGCAGGCGACGCGGCTGAACAATCACACCACGACCCTGGCGACGGAGTATGCGCGGCAGGGCAAAGACTGGGAGGTGGAGCTTCGCCAGCGGGCGGCGGAGGTGTCCCTGATGAAGGAACTTGGCCTGACATTGACCCAGGCGGCTCCAGGCGCTGATACCGAAAACAAGGACGAGGACGAAGAGCCGGAGAACCCCCGACCAAAACTCAAGGAGAATAGCCGTGCAGCGTAAACGCAAGACACACAACACCATCGAAGCGCGATCCCACGAGATCGAGACCGCCGAGCAGTCGCTTGAGTTTCTCAGTGAGCCTGGCGCGCTGTCCATCGAGGCGGCCGGCGGTGGAGAGGGCAAACTGCCGACGTTCCGGATGGAGGCGTACACGGGCGGGGCGATGCGTCTGGCCTACTGGCCATATCCGCTCGTGGTTGACTTGGCGGGCATCACGATCCCCGCGCAGTCCCTGCCGATCCGCTTCAACCACGACCCCGATACGGGTGTCGGCCATACGACCCGCGTCGCCATCGAGGGCGGCAGTCTCATTGCCAAAGGCGTCGTGTCACGGGACACCGAGCAGGCACGGGAGGTGGTCTCATCGGCCAAGAAGGGCTTCCCCTGGCAGGCCAGTATCGGGGCATCGGTGGTTCAGCGCGAACTTATCCCGGAGGACCAGAGCGTTCTGGTTAACGGCCGTGAATTGAAGGGCCCGGTCTACGTCGCGAGAAAGACGATTCTGGGCGAAATCAGCTTCGTAGACTTAGGCGCGGACACGAATACATCGGTCAAAGTCGCCGCAAAAGCAAAGGAGACATTTACAATGAAGAAGGCGAAGAATCCGGAAGAAGTGCAATCGCAAGACCCGGCCGAAGGCGAAGTGCAAGCCCAAGCCACGCCGACACCTCTTGAGGCCGCGGTAACCCCGGCAACCAAGCCGGCCGAGAAGATCGAGGCGTCCGACGCCGGCGATTTCATCAAGGACCTGCGGGCGAAGGCGGCCGCCGAGCAGGCGCGGATCGTCAAGGTCGGCGAAATCTGCGGCCAGAATCACCCGGACATCGCGGCGAAGGCCATTGCCGAGGGCTGGGACCCGACCCGCACGGAGTTGGAGGTCATTCGGGCCGAGCGTCCGAAGGCCCCCAACGCCATCATCCCCGATCACAAACTGACCGATGAGGTCCTAGCGGCGGCCGTGTGTCTGGCCGGCGGCATCGGGGCCGAGGACGGCGGCTTCTCGGAGCAGACCCTGGAGGCGGCCGACAAGCGGTTCCGCCGGGGCATTGGACTCCAAGAACTCCTCCTAGAAGCGGCCTGGGCCAACGGCTACCAAGGCCGCAGCTTCCGGGCCGACATGGACGGCACGCTGCGGGCGGCCTTCAGTACGTTCCGGCTGCCGGGCATCCTGTCGAATGTCGCCAACAAGTTCCTCTTGCAGGGTTTTGAGGGCGTCGAGAGCACCTGGAAGCGAATCTGTTCGGTTCGCAACGTCCGCGACTTCAAGACGGTCACGAGCTACCGGCTGACCGGGGCCTTCGAGTACGAGGAGGTCGGGCCAACCGGCGAGCTCAAGCACGGGAAGGTGGGCGAGGACACCTTCACCAACCAGGCCAAGACCTATGGCAAGATGTTCGTCATCACCCGCACCGACCTGATCAACGACGATCTGGGCGCCCTGACGGCCCTGCCGAGACGGATCGGACGCGGCGGGGCTCTGAAACTCAACAAGGTCTTCTGGGCGGCGTTCATGGACAACGGCTCGTTCTTCACGGGCGAACGCGGCAACTACGCTGAAGGCTCCGGCTCCGCCCTGGGCGTCGATTCGTTGACGGCGGCCGAGCTGCTATTCCTCAACCAGACCGACCCGGACGGCCCGCCGCTGGCGGTCGCTCCGAGGATTCTGCTGGTCCCGCCGGCCCTGCTGGTGGAGGCGACGCAACTGATGAAGTCGCTGGAAATCCGCGACACTACGGCCTCTAAGAAATTCGCCACGAGCAATCCGCACGCCGGAAAGTTCGATGTGGAGTATTCGACGTATCTGTCGAACTCGACCATCACGGGCTATTCGGCGAAGGCCTGGTATCTATTGGCGGACCCGGCGGACATGCCAGTAATCGAGGTCGCCTTCCTGAACGGTCAACAGACGCCGACGGTCGAGCGGGCGGATGCGGACTTCAACGTCCTTGGCATTCAGTTCCGGGGCTATTTCGACTTCGGCGTGGCCCTGCAAGAGTACCGCGCGGGCGTCAAGATCAAGGGCGAGGCGTAATAACGGCAGACCGTAGACCACCGGCTACAGGCTTCGGGCCTTCGCGGTATGTTCCGCTGGCCCTGAAGCCTGCGGCTTGATCGGCGGCCCGCACAGAAGAAGGAGTAAACAGGATGGCCAAGGCGACATTTGTGCACGATGGTGACGTAATTGCCTACACCCCAGGCTCCGCTGTGGCCTCCGGCGACGTGGTGACGATCGGCGACAGATGCGGCATCGCCATTCGGGACATCGCCGCCAATGCACAAGGCGAACTGGCCATCACCGGCGTCTTCAATGTGGATAAGGGCGTCGAGGCTATATCCCTGGGCTCGCTCTTGTATTGGAATTCCGGCAATGGGCAGGCGACGGCCACAGCGCCGGGCAATACCTTCCTGGGCCAGTGCGTCAAGGCGGCGGACGAGTCGGACGCCACGGTCCTGGTGGCGCTGCGTTCGGGCGGCGGCGGCGGTTCGGGCGGCGGCGAGGTCGCTTCCGCCGTGATGGTCGTGGCGTCCGTCGATGCGCCGCAGGCGATCCGCGAAGTGGCGGACTACGCATGCGACGGCGTCGCCGATAACGTCGAGATCAATGCGGCCCTTCAGGACGTCGAGGCGGCCGGCGGCGGCGTGGTCCAGTTAACGGCCGGGGCATATTACCTGGCCCATACCATTACGCCGCCGGATTACACCACGTTGGCCGGCGTCGGGATGGACCTGACCGTGATCAAGGCGACCGCCTCGCTGCTGACGAACTCACTTGTCACTCGATCCAACGGCAGTCCATCACCGTACACCACGAGCCCGGGCTCGCCGGCCATTGGCATTACGATACGGGACCTGACGATTGATGGAGAAGACCAGAATGTTTGGACGGGTCCGGGCCAGACGGGGACGAAGTACACCTATAGCACGCATCCCCAAACCGACCAGTCCAGCATGTACGCCGGCAAGGGCGTCTTTATGAACTACATGGACGGCTGCACGTTTGAGCGGGTCAAGCTCTACCGCACGGCGGCCACGGGGCTGGGGATCGACTCCTTACAGAATTGCGTCATCCGCCAGTGCGTTGCCATCGGCTGCGGCTGGGCCCGCAAGATTTACGGCACGGAACCGTGGACGAACGAATACGTCGGCATGTATGGCTTCGGCCTGGGCTACGGCGGCTACGCGCAAGAGAATAACATCGTCGTGGACTGCCGCGCCGAGGACAATATACACGCTGGTTTCGGCTGGGAGTCCACCGAGAGCGGCTACGACGATCCGGTCACGACCGGCCTAGAATTCCAGAACTGCATTGCGCGGGGCAACAAGGAGGGCTTTCGGCTATGGGACATGGGACGCGGGACTATGGGCGACTGCCGCCTGGTCAACTGCCTGGCCGATGGCAACACCTCGCATGGCATCTATCTGTTCCAGAAGCTCCGCAATATCACGCTGATCGGCTGCACGGCGCGGCGCAATGGCGGGGCCGGGATCGCCATAGGCCACTCCACCGACATCACCAATTACAACACCCGGCGGCCCCGCGGCGTGGTCATTTCCGGATGTTTGGTGACGCAGAACGTGTCGAATGGCATCTATTGCACAGGCTGGGACATCGTCATCAGTGGCAATCTCATCAGCTATAATCGCCAGCACGGGATCGCGGCTGTCGCGTCGAGCACCTGCCCCAACATGAGCGGCCTGGTCATTGAGGGCAACGCGATCGTCAACAATGGCATGTCGTGGTCGTCATACTACAAAGACGGCATCCAGATTGGCAACTACACCAGCGCTGGCTGGTCTCAGGTCTCAATTCGACACAACATCATCCGGGACACCGGCCAGTCCGTCCTGACCAATGTCTCGGCTACGCGCAGCGGCGGCGTGGCGACGTACACCTACCCGGCCTCGCACGATCTGCCCGACGGCGAATACGTGACTATCACCGGCTTCAGTGACGAAACCCTGAACGTCAGCGGCAGTATCACGCTGCTGGGCCGTGGGATGTTCAGCCTGGCGGCGGCGGGCGACGATATTACCGAGCCGGTCTCCGGCGGCACCGCGACCCGGCCGGCGAGACAACGGTACGGCATCTACGTCTCGAATGGCAGCGGCACGGCCCTGGACAAGTTGATCATCGACGGCAACCTCTTCGACAACATCAGCCTGGGCATCGCCAGCGACAATACCAATTGGACGAACACCCGGATCAGTAACAACCGCGGCTACGTGACAGGGGCCCACGGAACGGCCACGATTACCAACGGCAACACCTCCGTCAATGTGACCCACGGCTTGGCCATCACGCCGGCCGTCGGCAACATCCAGATCACGCCCGCCGGGTCACTCGGCAGCGCCGGCTTTTTCTGGGTGGACACGATCGGGTCCACTACGTTTCGCATCAATGTCAATACCGACCCCGGAGCCGACGTGACCTTCGGCTGGCGGGTGGAGGACTAACCATCAATACATGGAGGCTTACACATGGCAACAGCAACATTTCTCAACGAAGGCATCGCCGTTGACTACACGGCCAGTAGCGCCGTGACCGCTGGCGACGTGGTGGTCCAAGGGGACCTGGTCGGCATCGCCAAACGCGATATCGCGGCTGGCGCTAAGGGCGCTCTGGCCATTCGCGGGGCGTTCCGCATCACCAAGGAGGCGGAATTGGCCATCGCCGCCGGCGAGGTCGTGTACTGGGATGCGTCGGGCAAATGCGTCACCAAGACGGCTCAGGACAACACGCTGATGGGCAAGGCGATTGCGGCAGCGGCCGATTCCGACGCCACGGTGGACATCATTCTCAATCAGTAAGGCGGGCGGTCACATGGTTGATATGCTCCGCTCCGCCTGTTCCTGGTTGACCCGACAGCGCAAAACGCATTGCGCCAGCCAGATTGCGTACAGCCGAGGCCCCTTGCAGGCGACGTTCGAAGCCACCTTCGGCCAGACGCCCTACGAGGTGCAGGACGACTTCGGCGTGCTCATTGTGGCCCATGCCCCGGACTTTCTAGTCTCGACGGCGGACCTGGCGGCGGTCTTCACCGAACCGGCCGCCGGGGACCGTATCGAGGCCGACGGGAAGGTTTACGAGGTCATGCGAATCGGCGGCGAAGGCGTGTGGCGATACAGTGACCCGCACCGCCAGACATTAAGAATCCATGCCAAAGAAATAGGATGACAACAATGGCCGAACAACCTTGCGCAGTACACGACACGCGAATCAAACATCTTGAGGAAAGCGCCCGTGACCAATGGGAGCATATCAACGGCCTTCAAACGGATTTCTCTCGGCTGATGCAGCGGTGGGTCCCGGCATGGGTCTCTCTCGTGTTGACCATGGCGGGTTTCGTGACCGGCTCGGCCCTGACATTCGCGGGCATGATGATCAAGTTCGCAGGACAATGAAAGTGACGGTGAACCATGAGTGCGCGGACATATAAGCAGTGGGGCCCGACGGTAACGCTCCTTAACGCCGTAGAGGTCACAACCGGCACGCCGACGATGGGGGTCGATCTAACGAAAGAGGGCTGGGATGGCGTGCATATTACGGCCTATGCGCTCTTCCCCGGCTCTCCCACGGATGACCTGGACTTCGACGTCCGGAGTTCTGTGGACGGAGAGAGTTTCGATATGACGCCCCTGACGGCGGTGCGCCTATCCAGAGCCACCAGCCCCAATAGTATCAGCCTCATCGTCAAGGACGTCGCCTGGTTCCGGATATTCTGCAAGCGCAGCGGCTCAACCGACACCATTACCGTGACGGCGAAGTATCGCCCGTGGCGGTATGGCAGGAGTCCCGTCTAATACCATGAAACCGATACGTGGCGCCCAACCGAATCGCTCCAATCCGCTGGCCCGAGGTCTGTTCAATTGCTGGCTGTTCAACGAGGGCGGCGGGGATCAGGTATTCGATGTCGCGGAGGGTGGTCTGGGCTCGTTCGGGCCAGGCGCATCCTGGACCGTGGGGCCGAAGGGGTCCGTGATTAATCTAGGGCCGGACGATGGATATGTGATATTGGTCAATGGTGCTGCGCCTCGGCATCATGCGCCCTCGGGCTTCAGTTTCGCGATCCGTCTGCTATTCCATCGTCTGCCGAGCACCGCCCCAGGGACCCCGATACTCCTCGATTGTCAGAAATCCGGGGGCATTCGGTTCTGGTATCTGCGTGGCCAGACGTGGAACGATCAGTTCAGTGTGGCATATTATTCACCGTCCGGGTCTAGTTTCTCCGCAGCATCGGGTTTTGTAGTGACGCTCTACCAGTGGTATAGCGTGGTGTTTGTCTTCGACGGCGCGAACGGTCATCTGTACATCGACGGTGTCAAGCGGAGCATGTCCGGGCCTAGCACGATTGATGAAGGGACGGCCTCTCTGGTGCGGGTCGGACATACTGGCACGAATTCTACTCCGGATGCGGAAATTGAGTATGTGATGTTCTGGGACCGCCCGTTGACGGAGGCCGAGGCCTCGCGGGTGACGATGGACCCCTATTCCATGTTCGGCGGGACGTCGCCGATAACCGTGGCGTAAAATCATGGCACGAATTACAGACATTGCCGACAATCTCACGACGGCCCTGAACGCCGAGAGTTTCTCGATGGCCTTCACGGCGCAGCGGGCGTACCGGCCGGCCTTTGAGCTGAAGGACCTGGCCACGCTCCGCGTAACGGTCGTACCGAAGGCCCTGGAGTTGACGGGCGCCACGCGGGGGCTGATCCAGAACGACATTCAGATCGACGTCGGCATCCAGAAGAAACTCGATGCCGTCGCCACGGAAGCGGCACAAGCCGATGCGCTGATGGGCCTGGTCGAGGAGATGGCCGATTTCATCCAGTCCAGCGGCACATTCGGCGGGGCGCAGGTTATCAGCGTGGCCAACGATCCCATCTACGCCCCGGAGCACTTCGATGAGGTCCGGGTCTTTACGAGCGTCTTGACTGTCACCTTGCGGGGGATGGTGCAACGATGAAGAAGCCCGTCTCATACAAACAATTCTTTTTCGACAGCAAAGCGGTCCTGTCGGCGGTGGACCGGGCCACGCGGCAAGTTCTATCGAAGTTCGGGGCCTTCGTCCGCAGGACCGCCAAGAGCAGTATTCGCAAGCGCAAGGCCGCCAGCCGGCCGGGGCATCCGCCGAGCAGTCATACGGGCCTGCTCAGGAGGCTCATTTATTTCGGATACGACCCCGGCCAAAGGAGCGTCGTCATCGGCCCGGAACCGCTCAACGGACGGTCTCAGGGGGCGCAGGTGCTGGAGTACGGCGGGCGACAGCGAATCCGGACACCCGAAGGCAAGAGGGTGAGCGCGAACTACCGGGCCAGACCCTTCATGGGTCCGGCGTTTGAAAAAGAGAAACCCGGCCTACCGGCGATGTGGGCCAATAGCATCAAGGCATAGGAGATACTCTAATGGCAGAATTCTTACTGGGAATGAAGGCAAAAGCGTACTACGGCCCGGCCGAAGCAGAGCTGTCAGACATGACCGAAATGGACAACATCCGCGACGTGACGCTGAACATGCCCACCGGCGAAGCCGACATCACCACGCGAGCCAACGAGGGCTGGCGGGGCATAGCGCCTACTTTGCGGGAATGCACGGCGGAGTTTGAGATGGTCTGGAAACCGGATGATGCTGGATTCGACGCCATACAACAAGCGTGGCTGGCTAGCGAGACCCTCGAGCTGGCCTTTCTTGACCAAGACAGGACCACGGTCGGCGCGCGGGGCCCGAAGGGCTCGTTCTCCATCACAAACTTCAGCCGAAGCGAACCGCTAGAGGAGGCCATTATCGTCAGCGTGACGGCGAGACTGGCCGTGTTCGACAAATGGGTCAAGGTGGTGGCGTAACATGAAAACCTTCACGGATAGTGCAGGCAAGACGTGGACGCTTTCGTTGACCATCGACAGCGCCAAGCGGGTCAAGGGACTTCTGGACGTGAATCTGCTGGACCTGACCGGGGGGGAACCGCCGCTACTGACCCGGCTGGGCGCGGACGTGATCCTGCTTTGTGACGTGCTGTATGCAATGGTCAAACCCCAGGCCGACGCCGCCGGCGTTACCGATGAGCAGTTCGGCGCGGCCCTGGGCGGTGAGGCGATCCTGGCGGCGCAGACGGCATTCTACGAGGAACTCATGGATTTTTTCCGCAAAGCCGGTCACGGCGAAGTGGCCAAGGCCGTCGAGACACAGCGGCGGATGATCGACATGACGGTCCAGCGGATCGAGACCCGGATCGAGCACCTCGACATCGAGACGCTACTCGACGCGGCCCTTGGCAAATCGTCTACGAATTGGCCGGCATCGCCGGAATCGACCCCGGACCCCTGATGCTGCGGGAATTATGTTGGATGGCCGAAGCGCAGGGCCGCTGCCACTGGGCCCATACGTCGGCCCTGATGGCGCTGATCGCCAACATCAACCGCGACCCGAAGAAGCATCGGGCGTTCAGGCCGGACGATTTCAACCCGTATGTCCGGGCGGAACGACAGGCGGCGGCGGTAACGATAACGGATATGTCGATGCTTGAAAAGATTTTTGAGAGTCAACGAGGTAACGCATGGCGACAGCGTCGAAAGGCATCCGGGCAGGGCGGGCGTTCGTAGAACTCTTCGCCGACGACTCCAAACTCGTCCGAGGCCTAAAGGCTGCCGAGAAGAAGGTCATGGCCTTCGGGCAGTCCTTGCAGCGGATCGGCAAGAGCATGATGGCCCTCAGCGCCGCGGTGGTGGCGCCTCTGGTGGCCTCGGCGAAAGTCTTTGCCAATGTGGGCGACGCCGTGGCGAAGATGGCCCGGCGGACGGGCTTTTCCGCCGAGAGCCTCTCGGAATTGGGCTACGCCGCCGAATTGTCCGGCACGAATGTCGAGACCCTTGAGATCGCTATCCGCCGGATGCAGCGGACGATTACCGATGCGCAGGCGGGACTAACGACGGCGCAGCGGGGCCTGGCGCGGTTCGGTCTGACGGCCGAGCAGTTGGCGGGCCTGTCGCCTGAAGACCAGTTTCGACGCATTGCCGACGGCTTGGCGGCTATCGCAGACCCGACGGAGCGGGCTTCGGCGGCGATGGAGGTCCTTGGCCGGTCCGGTACGGCCCTGATCCCGATGCTCGCGCGGGGTTCGGCGGGCCTCGAAGCCATGCAACAACAGGCCCGCAAGCTGGGCCTGACGATCTCCAAGCAAGACGCGGAAGCGGCGGAGGAGCTCACGGACGCGCTGTCCGCCATGTGGAGGTCACTCAAGCAGGGCGTCTTTATCGTCGGCTCGGCCCTGGCCCCGGAACTGAAGCGGGCGGCCGAATGGATGACGGCCGTGGCCGTCAAGTCCGCACAATGGCTTCGGACCAACAAGGAACTCATCGTGAACCTCTTCAAAACGGCCGTGGCGGTTGGCGCCGCGGGTGCGGCGATGTTGGCCCTGGGCAAGGCCATCACGACGGTCTTGGGTTTGACGGCCAAGCTCGGCGGAATCAAACTCCTTGGTCTGGCGGCGGTCGGGACTGGTATCGCCTATATCGCCAAACAGACCGATGCCGGCGGCAAGGCCATCCGTTGGCTGGGCGACCGTTTCGCGGAGCTTCGCGGTCGCGCCGAGGAGACCTACGGCGGTATAGCCGATGCGATGGCCGGTGGTGACATTGCCCTGGCCGGACGGATATTGTGGCTATCTCTCAAGCAGGAATGGGTCCGGGGCGTGGGCCAATTGCAACAGGTCTGGCAAGACTTCATGGCGTGGCTCAGCAAGGCCAAGATCACCGTTGACTGGGGCATTAGCTCGGCAAAAGAGAAGACCGTTGACTTTGCGACTCGTAAGCTGCTCGAAGCCGAGGCCTGGGCCAAGAAGTTGGTGTATCAAACGAGGTCGATTAAAGTCGTGAGGGGGGAAAAGGACATGGCGGAACTCATGGCGCGCGAGGCAGAGGAGTTCGCCAAGATCGACCAATGGCTCGCGGACGCGCTGAAGGGCGCAGCCGATGCTCATGCCGAGAAGCTGGACCAAGTGAACAGCAAGTTTATCGTCAATTGGGACAAGGTCGAATCAGACCATCTCCAGAAGCGTGCCGCCGTTGAAGCCGAGGCCGCCCAAGCCCTCAAAGAGGCTCAGCAGCAGTGGTCGGAGTCACTGGCCAAAGCGAAGACAACCCGCTGGATGGCCGAGGCCGATACCGCCGCCGCCGATATCAGGGACGCCCTGGCGGGCGTCGGTGACTACCTGGAATTGCAAGTGGAGCGGGCCAAGGGATTCTCGATGAGCGCCGGGCAGGAACTGTGGAATCGCATCGTCGGATCGCTAGGGCCCAGTGGTGACATCGACAAGAAGCAATTGGACGTGCAGAAACAGATTAAGCAGACCGTGATGGACCAAACGGATCGACTTGAACGCGCCATGGAAGGCGCTGGAGGCTTTGCGGAATAGTCATGGCCGTTGACGCGAACATATTGACGCGATTGACCCGCGAGTATTTTGGCGCGGACGGCCCGCGCGTCGAACAGACCTTCCGTGTGGCGTGGGCGGAACGGCTGACGTTCATCAAGGAAATGCTGGGGGGATTGTCCGGCGGCATCCTTTATCCGCCCGCCAAATATGAGCCGGAAGGCAACGAGGCCGTCGGCGTGCTCTACGCGCGCTCAGCGGAGATAGTGCCCACGGAAGAGCCGTCCCGCGACCCTGAATTATCGTGGGGGTTTGCGCAGGTCCGGATCACTTACGGCCCGCCCAATGTCATCGATCCACCGGAAGGCGAAGATGTTTACGTGACCGAATCCCTCGTGGCCAGCGGTGAATATCTGACCCTGCCGCGCAAGGGCTTGTTCTTTGGTTCGGGCGACGGCGCGGTATCGCTTGAGGACTACGACATCGAAGTCCCGACGAAGATCATGCCGATGCTGGAATGGCAGTATATCGTGCATCGCTACGCGACGATCCCGTCCGCGATTCTCACGCTGCCCGGGCGCATCAATAGCAGCGCGGTGTACAGCCGGAGCCTGGGCTTGACATTCCCGGCGCAGACCCTGCTGTGCGGGCCCATCGAAATGACCCGCGAATACACCAGTCTCGGCACGCTCATGCCGACCGTGACGTGGCACTTCCTCTACAAGAACAACGGCACGATGGGGGCCCCAAAGGGCTGGCAGCATTTCCCGCGCACGGACGGCGGTGAGGTGACGTGGGAGCGGATCACGGATGGCATCTATAATATAAACGTCTACGAAGAGGCGTCGTTCTCTGGAGTCATCATATAATGTTTCGCGGGTCCTTCAGGCGGGTCAAGCAGGGTGACAGGCCGTCGGCGGCGGAATGGAATCGCATGGCGGCCTTGCTGGAGCAGATTTCCTCGTCACTGATGGCCAATGGCATGTTTTCGCCGGGCACGGGCTTCCTGACGCGGCGCGGCTTGAGTGTCGGCGGCGGCGGCGCGCCTGTCCGCCTGGCCAAGGCGCAGGAATCGGCGCAGGATGATCAATACATATCATGCCGGCTACTGGACTCCGGCGGCAGTGAGACCGGCGATGCCTTCGACGTCGAGGGGCTGATAGTTGGGAGCGAAACCGCCCTGAATGAATGTATCCCGCGAATCGTCGCTGATGATATTCTGCCTGTGTTCAAGGCCAGTGACGGCAACTGGTACATCGCGTGCCTGTTCGATGAAACGCCGGAATCGGGCGGTGAAGGCGTTATTTTGGTCCGCGCTCAAGATGGGGCTGGATCGGGTGCCGTCCTATCCTGCAAGAAAGTTTCGTGGGACGAAGAAGAGGAGGAATGGATTGAATCAGGTGACGAAATTCTGGTGTATGCGTTGTTCGCCAATGCCAGCGAGTTCGGCTCGCTCAATGAGGCCGTGCCGCGCATTTATGCCGGCGATATTTTGCCAGCCGCCAAGATTGGAGACCGCTATTACTTCACCACGGTGTTTGACGGCGACGAAGATTGCGATTGCTATTCAATTACATGATAACGACACGTATACAACGAAATCCGAGCACCGGCCGCATCATTCGGAGGGCGGCGACGGGACGAGTTTTGCGCGTCAAAGATATCGGATGTAACGTCTGCGTCGACCTGAACTACTCCACGCCGAGATTTTTGCGCATAGAATTGGCGGGCTGGACGGAGTGCGGGTGCAATTATTCGCAATATGCGTCGTGGTTTTCGCGCCTTCCTGTTGGCGTTGTGCAACATGTGAACCGGGAGTTTATTCTTGAGAATACGCCCTACATTATACCAGGACAATTTAGGCCATGCGATTACTTCTACGAAGAAACCGGCGATTTTGGTGTCGTTAAAACCTATTATCATTATCCAATTTCCGAGGCCAACTGCGAGGAATCGTACCTGTTCGATATCGTGCCCGTGACAACTTTGCAATTTAGTTTGAGATTACTTTCCAGTACGCAGGCGCTCGCATCGTTGGTTTTTATCGGCACGGGTTTCGATGGTGGATTGTCGCATTTTTATGTGTTTGGCGACTACACGGGCGCTTCGGTGTATTTGACGCTTGATACGTCCGAAAACTGTTTCGCCATAACAGAGAAAACATTGAGCGTGACCAGCAAGCCCGGAGGATGCGTGGGAGGTGCATGGCCACCCCAAATGGATACGGTCAGTCAGTGCATTTGCTATCGGTCGATGCTAGACACCTATGGTAAATGGCTTCATCCCGGCATGATTGCAATACCAGGTTCAATCCGTGGAGAGATATACAGACCATGACCTGTTGCGGCAAGACAATCCGGCAAGTAGCGCACATCGCACAGGGCTTCACGCGCCTGGCGACGGACACGCTGCGCGTGACCCAGAAGGCCCCGGCGACGGACGATAGAATTCGGACCTGCCGGAATTGCAAGGCGTCATATTGGAAGGGCCGGACGCTGTGGTGCAAGATGTGTGGTTGCTACATACCCGCGAAAGCACGGGTGACAAGTGAACAGTGCCCCATGGGGCTTTGGAAGGAGTAACTCATCATGGCGACGAACTATTGGCAAGGGACAACCGGCGACTGGCAAACGGCGGCCAACTGGTCCGGGGCATCCGTCCCCGTGGACGGCGACGTGGTCATCTTCGACGGGCGGGTCTCGCAATCTGTCACCGAGGGCACGGAGGCCGACGAAAGCGGGGCAACGGGCTCGGGCGGGCTGGACGTGCTCCACGTCAAGAGCAGTTTCGCCGGCTCCATCGGCACGGCGGCCGAACCGCTGACCCTTCACGCCGACAAGATCATCATCGAGGGGCCCGGCACGTTTCATATCGCCGTCGGCAAGGACGATCAGGATACGGACGCCTATATCCCGCTGGTGATCGTCAACAACAGCGCCGCCACGGTGAACCTCTACTCCTACGCCAACAGCGCCACGAAACTGGCCATGTTCACGGACGTGGTCCCCATCGCGGGGACCGTGAACCTCTGCCGGATGCTGGCCGCCATTGTGGAGGACCCGGCCTTCACGGTGGACACCGGCTGTTACGCGGAGAACCTCTACGTCCTGCCGACGGGCAACAACCTCACCGGCGTCACCGTGACCATCAGCACCGGCTGCCTCAAGGTCAACGGCGACGTGCCGATGAATCTCTACATGAAAACCGGCCGGGTCACGACGGATTCACCGCTCGGACGTGTTTTCCAGGCCGGCGGAGCTCTGGTGTTCGGTACGGACTTGGGCGCATCGCCCGTGACCGGCCTGAATATCGCCGAACTCGTGGACTTCGGCGGCTCCGCAACGTGGCGTCCGGACGATAGCAGCGGCGACGCGCATATCGGCAAGGCCATCATCGCGGGCGCCACGCTGGACGCATCGGGCAGCGTCAACGCGGATCGAGCCAAGGCGCTGGGCGACGGGAACGGATACCCCATCATCATAGGGACCGGTGGCGCGCTGAATATTGCTAATGGGCGCAGCAATATCGCCCTGGCCGCCGGCTCGGTCCTGGCCAACCTTGGCGGTACGGTCATTACCGATATCGCCCGGCAGGTCGTGGTCGGCGGCGTATCGCTCGGTCTGGCCACGGAACACGCCTGACCCATCGCCTATTGGCCCGCATCTGTTGCACAACCCGCACGTGTTGGCCAAACGCCCGATTCCACCCCACCACCCCACCCCCATCCGGCATGAGGCCAGAGGAGAGATCGTCGATTTTGAGGCATCCTGGGCGATTCTGGCGCGTAGGGGGGCAAAAAAATTTGCAAAAATCCGAGATTTCGCTTGACATTTCGGCGGCGATAGCCGATATTACAAGCATGATCGCCACTACGATTTCAACCAAACCATCATGCCCCCCACGCCGCGCGGCTCACACCTGCGTAGTGGCGGTCCGCCGCGCGGCCGGGGGCGCTTTTGCAAGGAGAATGCCATGAAGCCAAAAATTAGAACACGTTACCTGATCACGGCCACCAAAAACGCCGGGCACAACCGGGGCGAAACCCGGTACGAATTCGAGGTCGGCTCCGCCGACCTTGCCGCAACCATGATCCGGCTGTGGGGTGAATTGGGCGGCGACAACTACAGCTGCAATCGCTATGACTCTCTTTCTGAGGTCATCTCGGTTTACGGCGAGGAGGATTGCCCCGCCGCCGCGCGCACGTGCGGCAAATGGCCGCTGTACGAAATCAACTATGGGGGGGTTGACGCGGAGTATATCACCCCAGATAATGATGAGGAGTTAGCCGCCTCGCTGATTGGCGACGCGGGCGATTGGGGCCTACGATTCGACGAGGCCGAATCGGTCGCCATAGCCGACCGCGTGGCCATTCTGCGCGAATATGGCGGGCTGTTTGAGGCTTCGATGAGGGTATACATTGTGAACCTGAGCGAAGAAAACCTGATCTCGCTACTGGATCGCGCCGGGCTGTTCGCCGACCCCGATAAAAATGACGACGAGTTTGACGCCGCCATCGCGGAGGCGTTCGACGCCATGTGGTAGCCACAACCTAAAACTCTTCGCTCCGGCCTCGTGGCCGCCCTGTCACCGCCAAAGGAAAATGAAATGATCGCAATCAACGGAATAAAGGTCGAGAGCATCGACGACATTCGGCGGACGTGGGCAGAAATTGACGATGGATGCTATAGATCTCCGTGCAAAAGCACAGTAATATGGCTCGGCGACG